AGCCGGTGGGGTTGTTCGGCCCGCCGGTGGATGTGCAGCGTCGGCGTGTGCTGGCGTCGCGGCACTCGTTCCGTGTGTCGACGTTGCCGCAGCAGTCGAACTTTGAGCTGGCGGTTGAGTTGGTGCCGCCGGATAGCATGCAGGAGGAGATGTACGACGACTCGGGGGCGACGTTCTACGAGACGGTTTCGCGCTGGTTGGATGCGTGGCCGGTGGACGACGGTACGTCGGTCGCTCCAAAGACGGGTGTGCTCGAGGCGCGGCACCCCGCGGGCGGGCGTCGCTATCTGGATGTGTACCGCACGGAGGAGGTTGAGTCGCTGTTGCCGCTTGATCCGATGGTGGCGATGCGGGCCCGGTTCCTCATGGTGTGTTCGTCGGATGATCCGTACCCGCGGTTGGATGATGAAGTCAGCCAGGGGTCGTTGGTTCCTGGGACGGTACACGTTTCGATGATGAAGAACCCTGGGCAGATTGCTGTGGCGCCGAGGATCACTGTGGATGCGCCGCCGGCGCAGGTCGAGATCAAAGTGAACATTGGTAACGATGTGCTCGCGTCGTTTACGTTTCAGACCCCTGGCCCCGGCACATTTGACCTTGACCCCAATGCGCTGACGTACTCCCTTGCTGGGGATGTGAAGCCACTTGAGTGGTGGTGGGAGCCGAACATCTCGCAGCTGGGGAAGGCCGCGCAGGCGATCTTGCAGAAGTTCGGCACGCCGGCGGCGTCGGTGACGCCGATTGCTGCGCCGTGGGGGCAGAACGCTGACGCGCTGGTGCCGGCGGGCTCCGAGGTTCAGGTCAATGTGAAGTCGTCGGCGGCGGGGAAGTTCAAAGTGGAGTTGACGCCGCGAGTGGAGAGGTTGTTGTTCTGATGGATACACGTGCGTTGCGTCGGGTGTCGGCGCCGGAGGCGAAGGTGTTCGTGCTCAACGTCGACGGCACGAAGGTGACCCGGTTGACGAAGGTTGTCTCCGTCGAGTACGAGCTGGTGCTGAATGATGTGGGGCAGCTGCGGCTCGAGTGCGAGTTGAACGAGACGTCGAAGGCCGTGTTTGTGGATGCGCACCCGGATGCGTCGATCCCGGTGGTGGTGCAGTGTGGCGACATGGAGACGGTGTGGTTCGCTACGCATGTGGTGGAGGACTACGACCAGGTGTATCCGCTGGTGCGGGTGGTGGCTGTGTCGCCGGAGAAGTTCTTGGAGGGTGTGTTCACCTGGCCGAACCCCCATGAGATTGCGGAGTTGCAGGTGTCGAAGCGGAGTATCAAAGTGGGGCCGGTGGCGGATGTTGTGAAGATGAACATTCTTGAGCCGAACCTTGACCGCATGCAGCTGGGTAACAAGCGTCGTGTGCATTGGGTGGCGCCGCCGGCGGCGGCGGATATGTATACCCGGTGGGTGACGGTGACGTTGAAGATGAACCAGTCGTTGGATCTGATCCGAGGTTTGTTGGATGCTGAGGGGTTGACGTTGACGGCGGAGTTGTATCTGCCGGGGCGTGGGCAGGCGAAGCCGAAGTGGCACACGGAGGATCGGCCGGCGATCATCTGGGACGTGAAACAGCGCGCGGAGATCCCCTCCGGCGGGTTGTTCCTGCGTGGCCTGGCGAGGTCTATTGCGGACTTCTGGGAGGACGTGTGGGCGAATATCGCCACGTCGACGTCGCAGGCGGCGAACAGTGTGGAGTATTGGGGTAAGCCACAGCTGATGATCCGCCGGCACCAGTATGCGTCGCTTGAGGTTGAGACGGTGAAGCCGACGGCGTGGCGGTACACGGTGGGTGGGCAGTCGCCGGAGTGGTTGAACTCGCTGATCCAGATGGGTATTGGCACCCTGATTAACGTCATTTCGGGTGGGCTTGGCGTGTTGCTGAACTCGTCTGCGGTGGCGGACATTGGTGACAACCGCATCATGTCGTACCACTCGTTCCCTGACCTGGCGCGCAAGAAACGCATGGGCCCGTTCGGGATGATGGAGACGTTCACCCCGTCGACAGGGTTGACGCTGGACGCGGTGTCGATGATGAAACAGCAGCAGCTCAAGACCCGTTCGCAGCGTTCGCACGAGTTCACACTGTTGCCGAATGTGGGGCTGGCGCCGGGTGTGGATTATCAGCTGGGGTCGATGCTTGCGCTTGAGTTGCCTGGCGACAGGTACGTGGTGGCGTTTGTCACAGCGTTGAAGTACAAGTGGACGACTTCTTCCGCCCCGGAGGTGACGGTGCAGGTGGCGGACAAGCCGCGGCGTGACCCGTTCGATTCCATCATGCGGCAGTTCACGGGCATTGCTGCGCTGATCAACAAGGTGGCGTTGCTTGAGCAATAAGGTGAGCCCCGCGCACGAGTGGGGTGGCCGTGCGTGGGGCTTTGTGGGAGCGGGCCGTTAGCGGACGGTTCCAGCCTGTTCCCGAAAGCACCTTAGCATGCCTATCTAGGGTAGTGTGCTTGATGATAGGAACAGGTAGGAGGGGCTGACGTGAAGAATTGGAACACGCTCGAGCCTGACGTTGTGTGCCTAGTTGGGGCGCATCGTTTCACGAAGGGACGCCAGGGGCGACGCCCGCGGTACATGGTGCTGCACCACAACGCTGGTGTGAACACCACGGAAGGTCTGCGGTCGTTCTGGAACAATGCGCGCGCCGCGTCTGCGCATTACCAGGTGGAGCGTACTGGCCGTATTGGCCAGCTGGTGTACGACAATGACACTGCGTACCACGCCGCGAACTGGGAAGTGAACCTTGAGTCGATCGGTGTGGAGGTATCGAACGACGGCGGGCCCGACTGGTCGATCTCCGCCGAGGCGATCGAGGAGGCCGCGCACCTGACGGCAGCGTTGCACCACTTCTTCAAGTGGGGCCGGCCGGTGTGGGGCAAGACAATCAACCCGCACTCCAAGTACGCATCTACGTCGTGCCCGTACCACCTGAACAAGGGCGGCAAGTACCACGACAAGTTCATGCAGCGCGCGGTGTACTGGTACGACGCTATGGCTGGCATCGTCTCGCCGACGCCGACGACGACCGCGCCGGCGACGATCAACGCGACCGCCGGTCTGAAGAAGGTGTGTCACCCGATGGGCCCGGAGAACGGCAAGTGGCGCGTGTCCTCCGGGTTCGGCATCCGCTGGGGAGGACCGCACAACGGTCTGGACTTCGCTGCCCCAATCGGCACCCCGATCTACGCCCCCGCCGACGGCATTGTCATTGAGGGCAACGACCGCGCGCCCGGTTCGGTGACCGGGTTCGGGAACTGGGTGTGGCTGGACTGCCAAGCCAGCGTCGGCCACGACTTCATCTTTGGTCACATGCGCCACCAGGACATTTACGTGCGCAAGGGTGACCGGGTGACGGCCGGCCAGCTCATTGCCCGCGTCGGCAACGAAGGTCAGTCGACGGGGCCGCACTGCCACTTTGAACGCTGGTCGCCGCCTGGCCGTATCGGCGGCAAGCCGCTCGACCCGGCGCCGTGGCTGGCGGACAACATCACCAACGCAAGGAAAGCTGAAACAGGAGGACTCACCGTGAGTGAGAAGCAGGAGATCATCGCGGAGATCCGCGCGTCGGAGGCCCGCATCAAGAAGTACGTCGCCGACTTCATTAAGGGGTTCGTCGGCCCGATTGGCTCCGATGTGAAGGACGTGCGCGAACAGCTCGCCGGCGGGCGTGACGCGCTCGAGTATCCCGGCTGGGAACAGCTGGGTGAACGCACTGTCACGGACGCTATCGGCGCGATTGGCGAGACGCTGGGAGTGCCTGACATGAAGGACAAGCTCGGCAAGGTGTCGGTCGGGTCCACGATCACGAAGGGGAAGTAGGAAAATGACTCGTAACCAGGTAATTCGTAAGACGCTCTACGCTATCGTCGCGGCGGTTCTGGGTATCCTGGCAATCCTTGGGATTGTCACGGTTGAGCAGGCCGATCAGTGGACGTCGACGGCATACCAGATCCTTGAGATCGTGGCGCCGCTGGCTGGTGCGGGCTCGCTGACGCTTGCGGCGTCGAAGGTTCACCGCGGTTCGGACTCGTATGTGACGAAGGACGACATGCTGTTGGCCGAGTCGAAGGCCCGCACGGATGCTGAGGGCGAGGCGCCGGCGGTGATGTTCTTCAACGTGGCTGGCGAGGCCGAGGTTGAGCCCGCACCTGTTGACGAGGACACGCTGGCTGAAGCGGCGCGCGCGTACCAGCAAATGACCCGCCGGCCGCAGGGGTAGGCTCCATGTTTGCGAAGCAGCGCGAACGGATCGGCGCCAGGTTTAAGACCCAGGAGGGCGCCGCGTGGATCATGTGGTGTCTGACTGCGGCCCGTACCGTGTCGTACTTTGTGGAGCGGCAGACGGTACTGTCTCACCTGATTGATCGTATTGAGGAGGACTGGCTGTCCCCGTCGTTGTGGGCGATGTCGTGGCTGTCGCTCACCGTGGCGATCCTGTCCAGGCAGCGTTCAGCCCTGACGGTGGGCATGGGCATCTCGACGGCCGTGGTGTTCCTGTGGGGACTGTTGTACGCCTGGTCTGACCCGATTGAGTTCTTCTCCCGCGGGTCTGTGTACCTGGCACTGTGTGGCGCGATCTTCTGGGGCACTGTCCGCAAGGCGGAAACATTCGAGGAGGACGGCGATGCCATTGGACGCCCCACAACCGATTGACAACCCGTGGGCCGCACTGGCGACTGTTCTGACCGCCGCCCTCACCGTCGGGTGGGGCGCGTGGCAGGCCAAGCTCACCCGCCGGAAGGACAAGCAGGAGAAGGGGGCGACGGAACTCAGGGCCACCATCGACTACCTGTTGGCCGAGAACCGTGACAAGTCCGGACGGCTTGAGCGGGTTGAGCAGATCGCAAACAACAAGTACCCGGCGGCGGTGGATCACATTGTGATTGTGCATCGGACGTTCCCCGCGGTGCGTGAGCGGGTGCCGATCCCGCGGGTGCTGTACGACGACATTGATTTGAAGGAGCTGCAAGGTGAACCGTGACGAACAGATCCGGCGCATTGAGTCTGTGCTGTCGCACATTCAGGTGCCGGCGCAGGATGGTTACCCGGAGATCGACATTCAGTTTGCCACCCCGATGGAGCGGGTAGCTGCGCACCTGTACGACACCTGCGGTGTGCGCGTTGTGAACGTGGAGGAGTAGCTGTGTCCGAGAATTTCGAGATCGTCCCCCGCCATGACGACACGCCCGCGGCGAAGGAAACAACGCCGAACATGCTGTCCATCCTTGAGACGGTGGCGGACGGGTTCGGCAAGGTAATCGCCGCGTTCATCGGCGGCGTTGGCCAGGCCATTGCTGGTGTAGCACTCGGGGCTGCAAAGTTTGCGGGGCACATCGTCGACGCCGCAAAGGAGATCGCTGGCGGGATCGCTAAGGCAATCAAGGGCGAAGGCGCCTCGATGAAGGTGATCTCGGGTGCTGTTGACGAGCGGCTGGGCCCGCTTGACACCGCGATCACAGAGGCGGGGGAGAAGTTCAGTGAGATCTCGGACAAGGTGGACGAGTCGATCCGTGAGCAAGACCGTCTGCACGAGGAGATGGTCAAGAACGACGAGCTGATCACCCAGACCCGCGAGGAGGCTGAGCAGGCCCGGAGGGATCGTGTTTCGGCTGAGCAGACGATGAACAACGAGATCGCCTCGGCGTTGCGTAAGGCCGAGTCGGCGCAAACGTCGGCGGATGGGAAGTCCACGATCTACTACGGGTCGGCCACTCCGAAGTCCCCGAAGGACGGCGACACTTGGTTCAAGACGGGTACGGGCACGTCGCAGATGTTGCAGTTCGCGGGCGGGAAGTGGGTGCAGCGCACCGACTTTGCGCAGTTGGACAAGGATCTTGCGGACAACAAGAGGGCTGTGGAGGCGGCGGCGCGGGACGTGGCCGCAGCGCAGGAGAAGGTTAAGCAGCTGACTGAGGTGGAGCTGCCGGCGATCTCGGCGGGCACCGCGGAGTTTAACCAGAAGCTACAGGCGGAGACGCAGGCGCGTGAGCGTGAGCTGGCTGCGGCGAACGCCGCGTTGACGAACGCGAAGCTGGACTTGGGCAAGTCTATGACGCAGCTTGAGGACCGTTTGAAGCTGGCGGACACGCAGCTTAAGAC